TAAGTGAACTGGTTTTCCTTGTTTAGTTGCTGCAATAAGCTCTCTTAATAGAGAAACTACCTCTCCACTATCTCCTCCTCCGCTATTACCTGCTAGACTAGTGCCTCCCATAATAATATCGTCTTTTCTAAACTTAAGTGGTTTTTGACCTGGACGCATGATGAAATCCTCTGCAGTGTCTGGTTTTTCTCCAAAGATTAGATCACCTAGTGCATCACCTGCCATACTTCCTGCCATACTTCCTCCTACGGTTCCTGCACCTGGTAGTAGAGCTGTTCCTGCTGCTCCACCCAGTAGGGTACCTACTCCACTCAAGGCTGTTCTTCCCAATGCCTCACCTGTCCACCCATACTCTGATACATTAGAAATACCACTAAGAAGTGCTCCTATACCTGCACCACCTAACACCCCTTTACCGAGGAACTTACTTGCCTTACCTAACATTGCACCGCCCTTTCCTCCTGCAAACTTAGCTCCCATTTTTCCTAGAAAGCCCTTTCCTCCGCCACCTCCTGTGCTACCTGCTAGATCTTCTGCTACTGAGGCTGCTCCTCCTGTTCCTCCACTTAACTTACCAAACATTCCTGTTAGGTTACTCAACTTGGATAACATAGAGCCACCTGTAATAACTGCTAACGCTACTGCAAATGCTTTGGCGTGATCTGCAATAAACTTAAATGTGTCCGAGATTGGTTTGATGATAGGTATAAGCATATCCATTGCTTCTACTATCCTCTGATTTGCTAAGGCTTGTTGATCTGCTATTGTTAGAGTTTCTTGCTGTCTAACTATCTCCTCAGATCCTGTCTTCTTAATTAAGGCAGCTCGTGCTGCTTCACGGTCGGTTGCGTTAGTTATTGCATTAACTCGTGCTAATTCGTCTTTTAGTTTTATAGATAAATCTGACTTATCTTTAGCTCCTAAACTAGCAAGTGCTTTAGACTCAACAACCATATTAGCCATCTCCTCTTTAGACATTCCATATGCCTTAGCTAATGCTTCTTGTTGAAGTACATTCTTAGATCCTTCAAACTTAGCAAGTACTCCACTCTTTGCAACCTCTTTAGCTAATCCTTCAGTGTCCCCCATAAGGGCTAACGCTCTAGCTCTTTCGTTGTTGATCTCTCCTCCTGTAAGTAGTTCTGCCTCTAGCTCATTACCTATAGATGATTCAAAATCCAACATGCTCTTACCTATGTTGGCAATACCTTCCATGGTAGTTCCTAACTTCTTAGCCTCAATAGCTGCAGCAGTTAAGCTCTTTCCTTGTCCAGTTATTAGTAGTTTGGCAGCATTACTAGTACCTGCGATATCTTTCATTATCGCTTGATACTTAATACTTGTCTTGTTTCTTGCATTAGATACAATAACTTGACCTGCTATCTGCTCTGTATCGTCTTTTATGTTTGTTCCTGTAGCTTCAGAGAATGCGTTTAGCTTATTTGCTTGATCTACTGAAAGACCTAGGAATTTAGTTTGGGTAGCAAGTGTAGTGGCTGTTTGAGCTGATACTACTGCAGATGTTCCCATAGCTTCTGAAAATCCTTCAGCAGCTGTTTGTAAGTCGGTTCCTGATAATCCTGATGTGCTTCTTGCTACTTCGTTGAAGTTCTTAACTAAGCCAATACTCTCTTGTCGAGATCTATTTAGGTTTCTGCTTAGTGAAACGATCCTTTCGTCTGCGTTTGCTATACCTTTCACCATTGTGGTGATTCCGTATGCAGCTACTCCTTTTACTAACGCTCCAGTTAACTGCTTTGCTCCTGCTGCAAATGCGGCTAGTCCATTACCGGTTTTAGATCCAGTCTCTCTTGCTGCTTCTGATGCTCTTTGGAATTCCCCAAATAGCCTACTTACCCCAGGAATCTCCTTAAAGAAGTCAGATATGTCGTCAAATACTTTGACCTGTTTGTTTAATTGCTCAAACTCATCTACTATTTTCCCAGCTGATTGAGCTTGTCTTTGCAAACTGTCAGCAGCATCGTCATACGCTCTAGCTATCTTTAGGGCCTCTACTGCTTGCTTCTTCCCTAATACTGTAGCCTCTTGTCTAAACCTATTAGCCTTAGCCTCTAACCTTGTTGCCTCTTCCTGAGCTCTTCTTACCTTATCTTGAAAAGCTACTTGCTGTTTTTTACTTTCTAATGTCTTAGAATCAACTGCGGATATAGCATTTGCTAGTAACTTGGAAGCATTAAACCCTTCTTGAAATCCCTTAGTATTTTCACCTACGGTTTGTCCTAAAATCTGTAGATTACTGTTTAGCTGCTCGCCAATACTTCCTATAGTATTCTGTAAAGCAATAGCCTCTTCCCTAATCGCTTTGATTTCAGCTGAGGTCATTCCTCCTACATTTCCGGTATTCTGTTTAGCCATTATTAAGCAGTTTTATTATAAATAGCAAAAGGCATCAGTTCTTTGATGCCTTTGTTGTGTATGAAACGGTTTGGGCATGCCTTTCTCGCAAAGCCTCTTTTATCCCTTCTTGTATTTTATCGTCAGTTTCGGTGTTAGTGTTGCTCTCTTCGTAGAATTCTTTCAGCTTACTGAAAGTGAATTTCCTTAACCAGATTGGCATATTATACACCTCTGTCCAACTATATCCTCCTTTTCCATGAAAAACTATCTCATGTATACTTGAGAATACCTCTAATCTATAGCTGGGAGTCAGGCCAAAAAAAGCTAACACCTATAGGCAGATCGATGTCCTCCTCAACACCCTCTTCTCCTACTGCTGTTATTTTTGTATCTAGATCTGGGTTTAGTTCTGCATAGTACTTTCTAAATGCTCTAGCATCTTTTGCTAAGAAGTACTTATTAACAAACTCTCTTACATCTGATCTCTCTGCACTACCATTTACTGATGTAATGATATGAGCTAGTCTAACAGTTACTTCACTGATGTTCTCTTTGTTTATTTTCTGAAGTCCTTTTACCTCTTGATCGATTTTTAACTCATCTCCATGAGTAAGAAGTTTAAACGTAATTATGTTACCTGTATTAGGAAGTGAAAAAGTAAATTCGTTAGATTTAGCTTTCTCTACATCTTCGTGTAATGGTTTCGCTTGTATATTACTTAGGTCACAAGTTTGAGAAACTCCTGCATAGTTAAAATCATAAGAAGCTCCATAAGCTAGGATTCTAGCTGCAACCATAATAGCATTCTTATCTCCTACTAATAAGTCATCGTAGTTAATGTCTGAAACTATTAAAGACTTAAGTAGTTTATCGATTACTACTCCTTGTCTAATGTAGTTAGTATTTGTAAGAATATCCTCTTCCTTAGCAGTCATATACTTTACTTCAACTTTTCCTGATGCTAGTGGTGAGTCTTTTTTGTATAGTAATCCTTTTGAAGGAAGCTCTACCATTTCGGTTGGTAGGTTAAATTTGTTTTCCATAAATTTTATTTGTTAGTAACTAGTTCTATATATAAATATACATAGAATGATTTTATAAAACAACAAAGCCTGGATAAACCAGGCTCTTGTTTTTATATTTGGTAATGTATTAGTAGTTCAATACACAGTAATCCATTGCTACTGTAATTCCTATCTCTACAATTCCGTCAGTAGAAGTCCAGTCGAACTGTCCAAAGTCACCTTTTGTTAAGAAAGCTCCTTTAATGATCCATTCTCCTACGATATCTCCTACAGGACCTAAGATGTTAAGTGTTAAGTCTTTTTTGTAGAAATCAGAATAACCAGCTCTACCAGTTACTGATTCATATCCTAGACGAGCCCATTCCATTACTGCTTGAGCCCCTGAAGGTGTGATTGGTGAGTAAAGAGTCATATCCATGTTCTCCCAGTTTCTTTTCCCTCTTATTTTTCTGTAAGAGTTAATGTGATCAAGTTTGATCTCTGAATCTGTGAAGTTTGGTGCTTTTACGTTTTTAACCATAAAAGCTGGGATATTATCTATATACATTACGAACCTGTGCTGAACCATTGGTTCGAAGGCTCTGAACATTATTTCGTTTGGATCTAATACTGCCATTTTATTTTTTACTTATTTAATTATAAATATCTGTGTTTATCAAATCTTATCCGAAAGTAGCTCCTGTTGGTTCAATCACGAAATCTAATACTACAAATTCAATTGTTTTAGCTGGTTGGATGAAGATTTGACCTACTAATT